TCTGGCTGAACGGGTGTTTTGTATTTCTTAGGAACAAGTTCGCGTAATGCTTCGGGCTTGAGGACTAAGCTATTTTCCTGGAATTCACCGATGTATAGTTCCATCATACTATCAACCGAACCATAATTCATCATGATCCATTGGCAACCATATGTGAATAATATTTGTGGATTATAGTTTGTTAAATCCGAGCCAATGTCCGGGACAACCATCGTAATTGAATTACGATTGTGCTTGATAAGCTCTTCGTGATCATATGTCTGTGCGGCTTCCATGTATGTTAAACGACGTAAATGAGATGTTGACCACGAAAGATTTACCAATTCTTCCATTAACGTTCCTTTCATAATACCGCCGCTTACAATGATCATCTTACGCTGAAGATTGCAAATAGGTTCAACGGCTAAGTTCTTACGCTGGTAACTGTATGTGCTATCTAACATGTGTGTGCGACATGTCGTTTTTAAAATTTCAGCACAGGCATTGATTGTAGTTGTTTTATTTGTATGAAAAACTAAACTTAGCATAAAAGGATCAGAAGAAACCGGACAGCTCACACTATTAAACGCATTATTTGCAATTGAAACACAGCAGGCTTCGAACGGCACTGTATTATATGCGTAATCTGTTCCTAGTTTTTGATTTTTAAGACCTACAACTGCTTTACCATTTCCATCATCATAAATATCTAATTCAACAAGACGAGGACCAGCCTTAATAACAAGAGGCAAAATAGAGTCTGATACATAATCATATACCTTAGCTCCAGGATATAACGAATAGGATGAAGATGCTGCGTAGTAATCGCATAATCGCATATTTATAGGCGTAGTTGGACAACCCAACGGAGCTAATTTTGTTACCTTTTCATAGGCACTAAATGTAGAGTTTGCTGTTATCTTAGCTTGAGTACCCGAAGGTGTAACTGTGTGATAAACAGACGTTGAAATAGCCCATACAATTACAACACCAAGAATAGCCATTAGTACATAGACCCACGTAGACCCTTCAGGAATGTATGTTTTTAATGTATCCAAGTATGACGGCGCCTCCATTATTTACTTCCAACACGAAATAACATTCCACGTAACCCTCTTACAACATCATCTGGGATTTGTTCATTCATTGGAATATTAAGCAAACAACAGTAATGAAAGTACAAACAATACATTCCACATTCGGAATCCTGGTATTGATGACGTAATTTATTATAACTCATGACCATTGGCTTTGAGTGTACTTTTGTTGCATCCCACTGTTCTTTCCATCGTTTCATTAAAATTTGTATCTGCTTTTCAGGCTTCTCTGCATATGAATCGAAAAAAGTAATTCTAGGAAACTCTAATTCGGGACGAATGTCGCAAAATAAGGCTATCCAGTGCTGACCAGGACCTGTGCTTACGTCGGTGTTAAAAATAATACCAATTTGAGTTTTACCTTGCTTATAAAGCGTATTAATATCCATTGAACATAGAGAACTGACTAGACATTGTCCTGTTTTGCTTCGTTTATCAAAATCAATTGGAAATGCACCCACAAATAAATAATTGGAAAACAATTTCATATATTGTTTTTCCAAATCTTCAATTTCATCTGAAGATAGCCATTGTTCAGGATTTGTTACCCATGAATTTGGAGCTTGCGGTTTTGATAACATTGAAGTTATAATACACTCAGCAGTTCCAGTTCTACAGTGAGAATGAAATCGTTTCTTCAGTTCATTCCATACCTTTGATACATCGCCCTTTGGAATTGGTTGCTCTGACGAATGTTCTTTATTGTAGACACTTCTCAAATTTTCAATTTCATTCTCACTGAATGACATCCTTATCTTCAAAACGGATTATGTTCTGGACAAATAAATATCAGTAAAAATGCAGGATCAGGTATCTAAACTTCGTCAGCTAACTCGCGACTACCGCACGTATGATAACGAACTACGTGGACTAAATACTCGTGTTTATGAACTACGTGATGCTCGTAAAGGTGTAGAACTTCTAATGATTGACATCCTGAAGCAGGATGCATTCAAGGAGTATAACAAGCTAAAGATTGAAGACGATGGGTCGATAATCAAGATTCAGCGTCCTCAAACTTGGAACAAGCCTTGGTCTATCTCACAGAAGGAACTGAAGACTCTTCTAGAGGCGTACTTTGATTCAACCACAAATTCAAATTCTACTGACTGTTTCAATTACATTCTTTCAACTAAAAAGGTATCTTTGCTTGCAGATGAGTTTGCCATCACTCGAACGGTTGGGGAGTAAAAACAGTTGATATAATAATGGCATTAAGTGCAGTAGCCGAAGTAGCTATGGATAAGCTATATGCTTTTTTACGTAAACAATCTGATAAGGTTGACATTCTTATTGCAGAGTTTAGTAATGAAACTTCGGCTGGCTTAGTTAAAGTTCTTGATGAGCTAAAAACCAGTAATCCTCTGAAATATCATATACTATCTGAGAACTTTAGAAAGATTGCCACCGATGTTGAACCGCATCTTGCAAAGGGCAAGTTTGTACCCGATGTTCCGGTTGCGACCGGTGGTCGTAGAAAACGGACCACGCGACGCAGAAAGCATAAAGCTAATAAATAATGATGTTGTATAACCCCTATAATACAAACAACAGACTGTTTTCAAAAAAAGACATTCAGTTAATTCTGTCTAATCATAGAACAGAATTTACTGTTAAAAACAATACTCTCTTCCAAACCGCAATGGTACATTCTTCATATGTAAAGAAACAGAAGTATACAACGCCCACTGGTGAGGAAACTGAACTCGCTGAATGTCCTAAAAACTGCCTGAAGCTATTTGATGACTCGTATGAACGTCTTGAACACTTAGGTGATACAATTTTGGGAGCAGCTGTCTCAACTTACTTGTTTCGCCGTTATCCTACCGAGAACGAAGGGTTTCTTACAGATTTGAAGAAAGAAATTGTATGCAATGAGAAGCTTGGAGAGTTGAGTCAAAAGTTGGGTCTTGATAGGTTTTACATCATATCAAGACACAACGAAGAAAACTGCGGTGGTCGATCAAACACAAAAAAATTGTCCGATATTTTGGAGGCATTTATCGGTGCACTCTGGGTAGATTCAAAGAATAACTTTGAAATTGTATCTTCATTTGTAGTTGCATTAATCGAACTGTATATCGATATTCCAGAAATTTTGAGAAACAATCGAAATTTTAAAGAGCAACTTCAAAAAATGTACCAATCAAAGTTTCACCATACACCAACGTATGCAATTGTTTCATCATCAACAAATTCATACACAATGGCTGCTCTGGACAAAGAAGGAAACCATATTGGTATTGGAACAGCATGTACTAAAAAACAAGCAGAACAATTGGCTGCAAAAGATGCATTAAGCATTATTTAGCACAACGGTGTTCTTAACACGCGGAATACGTCTAACAAGTAGTTCACGCTGAGTTCCGCCAACAGACATATCTTCTCCTTCCGGAATACCTTCAATTGCTCTCAAAGCTTCAGCTACACGCTGAGGCTGATCGGCAAACTGTAGAAGAAGTTGTGTTCTAATTTGAGACCTTTTTAGTGGAGGACGAGATGTGCGAACAGAACGACTAATATTACCAATACCATTCCCTTCGATTGCAAAGTTATCAACTTCATTTGCTTTCATAAACTCCAAAATGGCTGCAGAATTTTCTACTTTTTTCTTGTGAATTTCTTTAATTTGTTGACGTAGTTTGCGTTCTTCGTCATCTAAAGAGATCCAATTTTTAATAGTTTGACGAACTTCGTCCATTTGTATACTTACATTATTTGTATGAAAATTCATGTGTTTATTTTGGATTATTATTACAAATGACACATGATCGTGTAAATGCGGAAAAGAAACGTTTAGTTAACGCTACACGAAGAGTCAACCGTGCAAAGAAGATACTTGCCAAAGCAAATAAAGCATTAGATAAAACACGCAAACGTGTTGTTGATGCTAAACTAGCAAAAAAAGTGGCATCTACGAAGTAGTATTTTATACCAATTTAACATATGGACGAAACCCCTACATCTGTCTCCTGGAATTCTCAACTTGAGTTAATTCTTTCTCAAGAAGGTGAAAGAGCTTTATGTTACTCGTGGCTTCATAACAATTCTCAAAAGCGTTACACACGCATGGATACGTATATTACACTTCCTACTATTTTACTTTCAACCCTTTCTGGTTCAGCATCGATTGGATCTTCTTCAATGTTTCCAGGGCTAACAGGCACAGCCAGTCTTGCGATTGGTTTTTTGTCGTTATCGGTTGGTGTACTAAATACGGTATCAAGCTATTTTGGTTGGGGAAAACGATCCGAATCTCATAAATCAGCTGCAATGACATATTCAAAAATACATCGTTTCATTATGATTGAACTATCACTTCCTCGCTCTGAACGAATGGCTGCAAAGGATATGTTAAAAGTCATTCGTGATCAATTAGACCGTTTAATGGAAACAAGTCCGCAAATACCTGATCCTATCATAGAACTATTTCGTCAAAAATTTTATGCTACAACTCCAAATATTACAAAGCCAGAAATTACGAATGGATTGGATCCGATTCATGTATATCATGAAGAGTTAAGTCCTCGTTTTCATATGAAAGATGCTCCTATTATGGTTAAAACTTCCACTGACGATCACACTCGAGACACGTCACAAACGTTGTCATCGGCTCATCTGCCGACCGCGTCTGCATCTGATAGTAGTCACACTTAGTCTTCTTCTTGCAACCGGAACACCACATCATAATCGACGCACTTTCACTCTTTGAATACAAATTCTTTTCATTTTCAATGACTTTACTGACAACATCTTTCCAACGAACGGGACATAGTTCAACAGATGATAGCTGTACAAAGCTACGTGGACTTATCTCATTTTTCTTAAGTTTTTCGAGCCATGTTTCAGTATTTTTAACATAGCTATTTGATCCGCGCAAGTTTTCATATAGAGAGATTGCGCGGTTTCTATACATGTTCCAGAATATACGGTTACCCCAGTCAATTTCAATTCCTTCCTTAATTGACTCATCGCTCACTGCATGCAGAATTGAATCTTCAAGTTCTTTTACAATATGTTCGTCTCCAATCAGTTCTTGAAAGTTTTGAACAATGACATCACGAATAGCACAGTCAATGAATACATTTTTTGACTTTAGCTGAATGATGCGAGTAGGATAGACTTGTTTTGCGTTTGCTTCATCTTCTACAGCAGGAACGTTCTCTTCGATTTCTTCGATTTCTTCATCTTCTCCGTTTTCATCGTCGTCGTTATCATCATCTTCTTCATCGCTAAAGTTCCACTCTTCGTAAAGAAGAGCGTAATCATCCGAGCGTAAATTTGTATATTCTGAAGCAGTCGGTTTATATTTTTCCTCATCATCTACTGACATAAGAATTACGATGTGTCCCGTATAGGATTCCTCATTAAATGGACTTGGCAAAAGATGTTGATTCATACTGTCGTCTTCATTTGCGATAGACGCAAATAGATTGAGCTGAGCATTTTCATTTAGTGGATGCGGAATATTTCCTTGAAATTGATAATTTGCATTCTTGTACTTTTTACGAATCCATTCTAGAACGTCGGTGACTTTAGAAGGAATTTGTAGCTCACCTACAATTCCTTCTTGTGAAATAGAAACCACATACACCATTTTAGA